ATGGAGTAAGATTCACATTATGGGTTATAGCGTTTTTATTAATATTTATCGCAGCTGGTTTTATCGGAGTTTTAGCGCCTAAGTATGGTTGGATCACTCAATTGGCGTTTATTTTATACATTGTTGGGTTTTTTATTCACAGAATTATATATGGTGTTAGAGATTAGAGGGCCCTTCGTGGTCCTCTTTTTATGTGGGGTGAAGGGATGAAACAATATATTTGGAATCTGTTAATATCCATCGACCAATTATGTAATACCATTTTAGCAGGTGATCCGGATGAAACCATGTCATCACGAATGGGCAAGCATTTGGCGAAACATGAAAAATGTCCCGTTTGTACTTTCCTTTGTAAGCTATTGAACCTTATTCAGAAGGACCATTGTGTGAAGGCAATCGAGACAGATAGAGGTGAATCAATTTAATGGAATATATAAACAAATTTGACATTACAGCCGTAGTCGGGAATATATGGTATGTCGCATTAGCGTTTATTACTTTTGACATCATTACAGGTTTATTAGCGGCAGGAGCAGAGAAAAAAATAAACAGCTCAATAAATTTCATAGGGTTAATTCGAAAAGTCGGGCTATTCGTAGCACTGGCTTTTCTTGTTTTTATTGATGCTTATGTTAATGCTAAAGGCTATTTGATTAAGCTGGGCATCGGATTAATTGTGACCTATGAAGGCATGAGTATTGTTGAAAACTTCAGCCGTATCGGAATTGACATTAAATTTTTAACTAAGTATTTCGATAAAAACAAATTAGGAGATGATAAGTAATGGGTTATATCACTGACATTTCAGAGTATCAAGGAACCATTGATTTTGCGAAGTTAAGCAAAGTGGCGGATTTTGTTATTCTTAGAACTCAATGCGGATCACTTAAGATGGATCAATTCTACGGTAAAAACGTTGCAGGTTGTAAAGCTAATAACATTCCGTTTGGGAGCTATGCCTATGCTAAATTCGTATCCGTAAGCGATGCTGAACAAGAAGCACATGATTTTTTAAATCGAATTGATAAAGCTACAAAATTCCTAGTTTTGGATGCCGAAGAAATGACGGTTCGTGATAGCCATGATTTAATCCCTGCGATACAACGTTTCATTGATATTTGTAAACAAGCGGGATATAAAACAGGCCTTTACACTGGCGAATATTTCTTGAAAAATTACGGTCTATCTGTCATCCAAGCGGATTTCATTTGGCTTGCTAAGTATTCAACAAATAAACCAAGTGCGGATTATCACCTATGGCAGTATACAGATAAGGGGAATGTGGATGGCATTTCAACTGCTGTCGACATGAATCAGCTAGGTTCAAAACCATTAAGCTATTTCACAGGGGCAAACGATCATCCGATTATCGCACAAGTAAGAGTTATTGCAAGCGCCTTAAATATTCGATCCGGTCCAGGAACACAATATCCCGTTATTACAGTCGCGCCAAAAGGAAAAGTTTATAATGTGACTGGGAACCTTAACGATTGGCATGAGGTTATCGTTGACAGTAAAACAAAAGGGTATGCATATGGAAATAACGGAACCTATCTTGAATTAATTAGATAAGCAGAAAGCCCTTCTCATTCGTTGAGAGGGGCTTTTTTTATATTGAAGGATAATTAGGCGCAACTTTTTTTAATCTTTCAATTAATGAAATCACATCTTCTTTTTCGAATACCGCAAAAAGTTGTTCTTCATCAAATAATCCATCCCTACTTACACAATCAAAATCCATCGTAATACTTGTTCCTTTTTCCATACCTTCAAACAAGGTATCTGCCCATTCTCCACTATCATTTACATCAAGTTCTAATAAATCTTGATAATACCAATCGTTTGAAAGGCTTTCTTCTTTGATAGCAATATCACCAAAAATACAGGGGTTGAATTTTGCGTATAATACACCTTCAGGCAATGCTAAAAATTGTTTCCTGTTAATAATCTTCATTTTAAACCTCCTCATATATCCACAAATCATCTACTTTACAATTCAATTCCTTCGCAATCACAAAAGCCGTCTCTAATGGTGGTTTAACCCTTCCCTTAACCCAACCATTCATAGTTTGTTTGGTTACTCCTAATTTTTCTGCGAGATCCGTTTGTGCTATATCCAGTTCAGCTAATCTTACTTTAATTCGCGACTTTAACAACTCCGACAACTCCAAACTATTTATTATATTCACTCTCCCTTCATATTATTTCCTTAAATTTATTATATCAAGTAATTTATCATTAGTACATACTATTTTATAAAAAGTAACTAAAATGTTTTCATTGGACAGACAACATAAATCTACTTAGGCATATACCTATATAACAAATCAAATAGTTACCTACTATTTACCCAAGTAATTGCTAATTTTTTATTCAAGTTTCTACTAAATACCTGTTTAAGTACACTTACCTAAATAATAAGTAATTAAAAATTGATTTGTAGAGAAATTAAAAAATTGTTTACGAATGAAATGAGTAAAGGGAAGGAGGGGGAACGGGGGAGGAAACCCCAAAAAACAATAACAAGGAGGTTAACATCATGTTTTCGACAGGATTGTTATTATCAGCCGGGGCTACCGTTGTAGTTGTCCTTGTAGACAAAGCATTGGAGGATGCCGGTTACTATTGGGTAGGAACCATTTTGAAAATTGCTTTACCATTGGCAGGGATGGCATTAGGCATTTATTTTCTTGAACATAATCCAATATTAAGGTGGTTAAAATAATGTTCAAAAATTTTTATATAAAAACCCGTTTAAGAAAACAAATCATGGAAGCTTTTCTCCATGCTGAACTATACCACACGTTTACCTATGATGATAAAAAACGGTATGTCTACCCGAAAATCCATAATATTAACTGGAATAAAGAACGGGTGCGGTATGTGTTTACCCTTCCGAATGGAGTGGACCCGAAAAAAGTAAGCGAACATGAGTGGGTATTTAAACAATCTTTCGGGGAATTCATTGAAATGTCGGGTAAATATAAAAAGTTTGTTTTAAAAGCGTACTATGATGGCCTTCCTGATATGGTGGACTATGATTATGAAGAATTTTACCCTCACATAAAAGAAATGGTATTACCTATCATTTTAGGAAAGGATCTGAATGGATTAATCAAGGCTTATGATATGAACGAATCCCCTCACCTTTTAATAACAGGAGAAACAGGCAGCGGAAAATCTTCTTTATTACGTGCTATTATTACTACTTTAATTCAATATAAAAACCCAGGAGAATTGCGATTCCTTCTTGGTGACTTAAAACGTGCGGAATTTGGGATCTATCGTAATGTGAAACATGTTGACCAGGTATGTATTGATGAAAAAACCTTGTTGCCAGCCTTGCAAAAAATAAAAGGCGAAATGGATAGGAGAGGGAATTTATTAGACCAATACGATGAAATCAACCATATCAAAGACTTACCCGAAACACTCCCTTATTTATTTGTTGTCATTGATGAAGTGGCCATGTTAAAGAAGAATAAAAAAATAATGGGGATTATCGAGGAAATTTCAGCAGTGGGTAGAAGTTTAGGCGTTCAATTACTTTTATCGATGCAAAGAGCCGATCATAAGCTGATGGATGGAGCATTAAAGAATAATCTAACTGTCAGAATTAGCGGCAGACAATCCAATGAAAGTAATTCCCGAATCGCAGGTGTTCCCCACGCACACGACATTGACATTAAAGAAAAAGGCAGAATGATTATCATGTTGGATAAACCGATGCAATTCAAAGCGCCCTTACTGGAATTATCAGATGTAAGTGATATTTTAGGACCATTTAAAGTTAAGAGTAAAAAAGAAGAAAAGCCCGATAATGTAAAGGAGTTTAAATTTGGAGTGGTGGACAATGAGACAAAGAGATAAAAACATCCTGGATGACCTCATACGCTTTCGTTGTATGACGAGGGATGATATTAAGGATCTATATTTTAAACACCTTAAAAACCCGATAGGGAACTGTAACGCAGTATTAAAACGAATGTATCTACACGGATTGATTGACCGTAATACTAATGTACAGCCATATATCTATTTCCCTAAAGAAAAGCCCATTAAAAAAGATTCAGCTAAAATCCCTCACTTTCTGGAAATTGTCAAAGTATATAAAGAAATGATTTCCTACACCAAACCCACTACATTTCAAGTTGAGCCTAAATACGGAAAAGGACACATGGAGCCTGATATTTTTACCATTTGGAAAGGTGCTCCATTATGGATCGAGGTTCAACGCTCTCACTATTCCGATGAAGTCATGAATGAAAAATTCTCCCGTTATGAATCCTACTTCGACAGCGGCTTATATAAAAACGAATCCTGGCAGCCGAAAGAAAATCCTGTATTTCCGACTGTTTTAATAATCAGTCCAGTTCATTATCCTGTAACAAGTGAAAAAGTTTTAATCATGCAAGCGAAATCGATTAAGGAATTTATGTTTAAGGTTGATAAGCCGAAAGTTGTTAATAACGGTGGAATCACCATAAAAGTAGGCGGATAATTGTATGTGCCTATCGTCTATACTAGGCACCCAGTACTCACAATAGACACAGAAAAAGAGCCTAATTGAATTTAGGCTCTAGAATGCTGATAGAATCAGGTGTTTTATTCGAATTTATCTTATCTACTTTCATCGAACGGACAGCAATGAGAATAAATTGTTTTTTTGTTTCAGTGTCCATGTTGGCCCAATTTAACTTTAAATCTGTCCATAAATCGATTATACTATCATCACGGGTAGATGATTCTTTGGGGGTTAATTCTTTTAACTCCTTGAGGATCATTTTTTCTTTTTCATTTTCCTCATTCGTTCTCTTCTTAAAATCCACATCCGAAATCATTTCATTGACCCAGGCATATTGCCATTTGGATCGGCGCTTTTCGATTTCCTTTAATTCATTCTCCAATTCGAGGATATGCTCGGTATGTTCTTGAACGGTTGCAGCCGATTCAGCTTGTACAATTTCACTTGCTTCCTGGTACATTGTCCATTCTTCCATAAGCTGCACAAACCGTTCTTCTAATAAGTTTTGACTGATAGCAGAAGCATCACACATAGACCGTTTTCGATTCGGGCAAACATAATTATAGGAGTAATACACTTTTTCTCCACGTTTTGTTTGGGATGTATGACCGTTCAAAGTCTTACCACATCGGGCACATTTAAGAATTTTACTGAAAATAAATTTGGAAGTCGCTTGCCGTGGATGTGCAGATCTTCTTGAACCAATCATTTGCTGAACTAAATTAAATTCTTCCTCGGATATAATCGGGGGAACGATGCCTTCCACTTCGAAATATTGGTCCTTGTTCACTCGGTAATTATATCTCGTCCTACCAATATAAATTGGGTTTTTTAATATATAACCGATGGGATTTTGATTCCATGCTTTCCCACTTCTCGGGTAGATCCCACGATCATTCAGATGGCCGGCTATTTTCCACATACCCATTCCTGAAAGGTAAAGATTATAAATCTCTTTCACGATGGCAGCTTCAGAAGGATTAATCGTTAATACGGAATCATTTGAAACATACCCTAACGGCGGATTCGCAACGGTCCATTTTCCTTCCCTGGCTTTTTGTTGCATTCCCATGCGGACGCGCTCTCCAAGATTCTCACGTTCCCAGCTTGCCAAGGCACTTACAATGGTGATAAACAAGCGTCCCATTGCATTCGTGGTATCAAATACTTCTGTGGCGGACTTAAATTTAATGTTGTATTTATCAAACGTATTTAAAAGACTAAACAAATCCATGACGGAACGGGTTAGCCTGTCCAATCGATAAACAAGCACACAGTCAAATATGCCGTGTTCTATGGCTTTTAACATGCGTTTTAATTCCGTTCTATTTAGATCCTTTGCACTTTCCCCTTCATCTACATACCACTGAACGATTTCCCACCCTTGAGAGAGCGCGTAGGCTTCCAGGCGGTTTTTTTGTGCCGGTATCGAATACCCTTCTTGGGCCTGTTCATTAGTCGATACCCGGACATATGCTGCTATTTTCATATAAAAACACCTCAAGCCAATTTTACCTATCAATCGACTCGTTAGGCAATTTAAATATATGGAAATACACAGTTCGACCTTTTCCGACAAAAATGGTGTGAATTCCCTCATTTAATATTAATTATTTTCTTTCCAATTTATAATGTTAAGATGTATTATTGTTTTTATAACATTTTAGTACACTAAAGGGGGTTGTGGGATGCCTTACGCTAAATATTTCTATAAACGTCTTGAGGATTATTATTCAAAAGTCCTTCCCTTAATAGGGAAAAAGAAATTCGAAAACCGACACATACCAAATCAAGAAATGTTTATAAGAATGGAAATTATTAGACGTGATTTTACCAAAAGGCAAATGAATATAATCGGTATGATTATTTCGCTATCCTATTATATAGGAAAAGAAAAAGCCATCATTCCCAAAATGCGTGATTGGGAAATTGCAGGAATTTCAAAAATCAAAGCAAGGAGTGAATTAACACAATTAGTAGAGCTTGATGTAATTGAGTGGGATGAAGAAGAAAACGTTTTCGCTTTAAAAGATCCACGTTTATGGAAGGTAAAGTATCACAGTGGTTACAATGATGAACGAGCAACGGAAATTTTCCAACTTAACTTGAAAGATGCAGGAATTTCAATTGAAACGGAGCAATAGTTTATTTTTTTGAGTTAGGGTTCCAAAACGGGTAAACCAAAACGGGAGGGGATATTTTTTTAAAATAAAGTTCGACAAGTGCGAACTCTTCAGCAGACGCACCGCTTATTTGCGGATTCTTGCGTCCCTGACCGATTTCCATTGGTATAAATCATCGATGCTGCAATTTAACGTGTGTGCAATTGTTTTAGCTGTCACTAAAGACATGATATGTTTATTATTTACATATTCGCTTATTGTGGATTTAGGGATATGTGTCAATTCAGCTAGTTCGCTTTGTGTTAAATCGGCTTTCTTTAATCGGTCAGCAAGTAAACACTTGCCGACAATAAACAACCAAGTTTCACCTCCATTGGTAATATTATACTTGATTAACTGGTCGCAAATAAATCTTTCTTTCCTTTTTTTGTTGTAATATAATATAAACACAGGAACAAGCGTTCTATAAATGGGGTCTTATAAGCGCAAGTGTTCTAATTAAAAGGGGTCTTTTATGTGAAAAAAACTGTTGATGTAGCCGAATTTATTAAAAAAATCAAACTAGCCACGGATCATTCACTTAATCAAGACACGAAAAACGAGAAAAATATATGTAATTTTTTCTGTAAACACGGTTATACCCCAAAAGAATGCAGATGTTTAAATAAATCTGCTGTATAAAAAAATGCTCCTATAATCTAGGAGCTTTCCATTTGTTTCATAATCCGATAAAGTTTAATGTGTTTAATCATTTCTTCTATTTCTTCATCTGTAGCTGGCTTACCGTCAATTTCTAAATTATATTTATCTTTTAGATCAGAAAGATTTAGATTTTCTTCAACTAAAAGTTCACCCTCAGTTTCTGTATAATCTTCTCCAAAAAAATAATTTGGATTTACATTATAAACGCTTGCGATTTTTTTTAATATATCTACAGATATACCATAAACTCCCCGTTCTACCTTAGAGAGGTTACTCCAATCATAATCAATCTTCGCTGCTAAAGATTTCAATGTATCTTTGTTATCCTTACGGAGTTTCTTAATTTTTAATCCTACATGGCGCTCCATTAATACCACCACCTTCTTTTATATTATATAAAATTGGCTCAAAAAACCAAAGTTAATTCATGGAACAGAACATAAAATTTGCTAAAATAACCAAAATAGTTGTTGACTTGGTTGAAATGACCAATTATAATCAAGTTATAAGTTGGTTAAACGCACCAATTATAAAAAAAGAAAGGAGGAAAAAAGTTGAAAAATAACATCGCTGTTCTTCGCAAGAATAAAGGCCTGTCTCAAATAGAATTAGCAGAAATGGTCGGAATATCCCATTGGTGGTTAAATCACATTGAAAATGGAAAAAGGAAACCCAGTTTATCATTGGTAAAAGTCATCGCTGAAAAGCTTGGTGTCACATTAAACGATATTTTTTTAGATTAAAATTGGTTGATTTGACCAAAAACGGAGGAACCAAAATGAACCAACCAACAAAGGAAACAAAAAAGTTGCTGCTTCAGCTTATGAAAAAGACTTCATTACCAGTAATTTTAGAAAAACAAAATGAGGAGCGCAAAGGCGCATAGTTGACCGAAAAGACGAAGTAAAGGAATGAGATAAAAATGTTTAAAAAATATCAAATAGCATTACATGGTTGTGATGATTCTACCTACATTGAATGGGATTTAAAACCCGAAGAATACGAACTTTTAAAATGTCTTGAATCTTCGTTCAAAAAAGAATCAGCTTATCAATGTCAGCCAATTATGGAAATCAAGGAAATTAAACCTAAGTGAAAAATATGATGAAATAACGCAACTCAAAAACAAGGAGGAATTCAAATGAAAATGTCAATCGAAGAAAAAATGGCGTATGTCCGTAGAGCTCTTGAATTAGGTGCAAGTGTGGATCTACATTTCCACAACTTCAGAGATAAAGAAAGCGCAAAAAAAGCAGCTATGGAATTAAGTGAATTGTCTAACCTTCCTCATAGGAACAAATCACACAATGGTTCAAGTTGGTACAAAATCAAAAATGAAGATTATTCATTAGAAACCAGCATTTACTACGATGATGAAAAGTACATGGAAGAAGATATTTGGGGAACGGAGGATGAACATGTTAGCTAAACAAATATGGTTCTATATCTCAAACCGGGTAGACAATGATGGGGTATTGCCAAGTGAAGATGAAATTTACATCGCCTTTGTTTATCACTTTGAAGCACTCGGTTGGAATCCTGATATTATCGCTGAACAAGTTGAAAGATACTGTGATTGCTCTGATTTAACGGATGTCGATATACAGTGGGAGGGCAAAATTGATGGAATTAGCTCTAGACGAACTTTATCGGAGTCAGAAGTACCACCTAAAACAGCTTGAGGAAAACTTGCAGAGTATTCGTTCTAAAGAGGAAGCTATCCAAATGCTGAAAGAAGCGAATGAAAAAGAAAAACGGATCATTGAACAAATTAACAAAGCTATTGAATTTATAAAAATGGATATGGACCTCTCACAATCCATACCCACGGAAAAACAACCTATCTCAAGTATAGAGGAGATGAACGGAAATGACAATCTACCTCGTTAATTCTAAGCCTTGTATTGCCGTCCAGAACGGATTTGAACCAATAGACTACCTTACTTATCAATCAATGATTGAAAGCGGAGAAATCGAAAATATGGAGGTTATAGAAGTATGAAAACAAGTGAATCAATCGCAAATATAGCTAAAGCATTATCAGCTTTCCAAAAAGATGTGAAACAGCCAGAAAAAAGCGGTGAAAACCCTCATTTTAAAAGTAAATATGTCACCCTGGACGGAACTGTTAAAGCCATTCATGATTGCGCTCCAAAGCACGGATTATCCTATACACAAATGCCTGTAACCACCGAAAATGGCGTAGGTGTTGTAACGCTTATAATGCACGAAAGCGGAGAGTTTATTCAAATGGATGCCTTTGTATTACCAATGGATAAAAAGACCGCACAAGGGGCAGGAAGCGCCACGACATACGCCCGTAGATATTCTCTTTCGGCAGCATTCGGAATTGTGAGTGATTTAGACGATGACGGCAACGAAGCAACCGAAAATGCACCATCTACAAAACAAGTAGGGGAAACAATTCTTATTTCTAAATGGAAACTCTTGGGCGGCACAGAAGAAGAATTTCACCCATGGTATGTAGGACAAAGAGCGAAATACAGCAACAACCAAATAGATGCTTATTTAACTAAAAAACTACAAACAAAGGGCGCTTAATTGCGCTCTCCTTTTAGAGGAGGAAACGGACATGCGGAATCAAGCATTCGAATGGATTTATTCAATTGGGTTCTTAGTATTTTTTGTAGGTGTGGTTATTCTTGCGGGGGTGCTCCGATGAATAAACGCCATATGAAAGATATACCTATCCATCGCAGGACCAAAAAAGAAGCGGAGCAAGCTATAAGCGACTTAGAAGAAAGAGGGTTTATAGTGGTATTTCCTCTAACTGAAATAAAAAGCTTTTCAGAAACACGGGGTAAATATGATTACCAACGGGGTAAATACAGTTTTAATGAAGCTGGCGTATCTACTTATTGGGCGGCAAAATTGCGGAGAGTGGAGGAAAGCTAATGGACTATGAATATGAGTTGACAGCCGATGATTACCTTATCGCAAAGGAAAACGGAATATCCCGTAATCTAGCCTACAGGCGTTTTTATCAAAATGGATGGAATAAACAACGTGCGATCACTCAACCAGTTAAAAAGGGTTTAGGATCCTTTAAAGAACTATGCGAGCAAAACGGAATTTCCATGGGTACGTTTTACTGCAGAATTCAAAGAGGGTTATCACCAGAGATAGCAGCTACCCTTCCCGTTGGTCAAAAGGGAAAAAGATTAATTCCGATTGGAATCAAAATCACAGATGAAATCATTCAACAGGCAGCAAAAAACGGGATCAGCGAAAACACATTAAAGCAACGGGTATATAACTATCGATGGCCAGTGGAAAAAGCCGTAAACACACCCGTAGATTCAAGCAAGAGAAGAAAAGCGCAGTAGACTAAAAATTGTGTCGTAGGGAGGTTGTGAAAAATGAGGACTATTCAAGAGATTAAAAAAGGTATGACAAGTAAAGATCAAGATGATTGGATTACATTTGATGAACTGGATTGGCTTATCAAACGGGCAGAAAAAGCAGACCGTTATGAAGATTTAGCTTTAGACCATCATTATCAAACAATTATAGAAGAAATGGAGGAATGAAAATGTTATGTCCAATTTGTAATTCTGCTGGTTGTGAAGAAGATTGTGTTGAAATTGAGGAAGAAACGGCTGAATTAAAACAACAATTGCGTGAAGCTATTGAAGAACTTTCGTTATCTCAGCTTAGGGCATTGGCAGAAAGTTTAGGTTTATATTAGGTTGCCTTACGGTGATATAGCGAATTAGCCTTGTCCATCTAAATACACAAAAATTTGAGAGGGATTTATTTTTCCCTCTCTTCTGCTAAGTAAAGGAGTTCTCCCACTTCGCAGTCTAGGATTATACACAGTGTTCCTAATGTATCGAAATCTATCCTGTTTGATTCATTATTATAAAACTTATCGAGTGTTCTTCTGCTCATAGTTAGTCCTTTTTCCTGGATCATGCGGTGTAGAGCTGAAACGCTCCTAATTCCCTTTTGCGCCATTACTATAGAAAGTCGATTTTTTACGATCATATTTTATCACCTTTGTTATTAAATTTTTCAGCTTATATAAACATTATAACCGATAAGAACAATTTTTATTACAATGGTGTGAAAAATAGGTCTTTAGGCACGTGTCCTGATTTACTACAAAGGTGTAAAATATAGATACAAAGGTAAGAAATTGAAGGAGGTGAAATTATTGGTAGTCCGGCACAATCTGCCTTTGCTCATGGCAAAGAAACGAATTAAATCCATCAAAGAACTTAGTAGAATTACAGGTTATGAATATTCTACTCTATACAACTTTAACAGCTATGTTCATAAGAAACTGGACCCGAAATTAGTTGCGGATCTATGTGAGTTATTCGGTTGTAATGTTGGAGATTTGCTTTATTTAGAAAACAATCAGGAGGGGATTAAATGAAAATTAAAGTAGAAGATAAGTTGTTTATTGAATCGGATGATATGCAATTTGTGTTGAAGAAGTACTCTGGTAATTTCGATAAGAAAACGGAGAAGGAAACTTATAAAGTATTGGGGTATTTCAGCACATTAAAACAAGCAGTAAAGCATTTAATCAAGCTGCAATGTATGGAATCGACAGCAGAAACCTTTGAACAGTTATTTGATGACTTAGATCGCATAGAAAATAAAATCGATTCACTCATTAAAATATAAAAAAGACCACTGTTGGCGCAGTGGACCCAAAGAAAATTTTAGTTACTACTAGTATATCATGAAGAACCAGTTTTGATACCAAGAAGGTGAATAAATGAGTATTTTGAGAGTAGAAAAGAATGGTAATTACGTTGTAATGAATCGCACAGCTTTAAATGATAAAAATTTAAGCTGGAAAGCTAAAGGGATCATGGCTTACATGTTATCGATGCCTGATGATTGGGTATTTTACATGAATGAATTAACTTCCCATTCTACAGATGGAGAAAAAGCTTTTCGCTCTGGGTTAAAGGAATTGAAAGATTTTGGTTATGTAAGACGGCAACCAGTAAGAGAAAATAATAAAATTGTTGGTTGGGAAACCATTGTTTCTGAAATACCTTCTCAAACCCTTGATAATACTCTACTTGCCGATTTTGTACATGTAGAAAACGTACAAGTACAAAAGGACGTACTACTAAGTACTGAAAAGAAACTAAGTACTGATAAAACTAATTACTCTCCCGAATTCCTTGAATTCTGGAATCTTTACCCTAATAAGAAGGAAAAAACACAAGCTTACAAAGCTTTTAACAAAGTCATTAAGAAACATTCTCTACAAATTATATTAGAGGGAACGGCAAAGTATTCCAAGTCTGTCCAAGGAACAGAAAAAAAATATATTAAGCACGGAGCAACTTTCTTAAATAATAAATCTTTCTTATATGAAGATGAAGAACAACAGGAGCAACTTAAACCACTTTCGAAACAAGAAGAAAGCGTAATAGCTGGAATGTGGGGTGAGGACTATTAACGAGCAAGCAGAAGAAATCTTGTTAGGTTCCATTCTTAAAGACAATTCCATCCTAGAGGAAATTACCTTATCGCCGGAACAATTCCTGGACCTTACCAATCAGAATATTTACAAAGCGATGTTGTCCGTAAAAAGAAAAGGGTTCCCGATAGACGGAGCTTCCTTAAAAGATGAATTAGGAGAAACAGGATTCCTTTTTATCGGTGGGAATGAAAGATTGATAGCTTACATGAATTGTGTTCCCTCTGTCCATGCGTTTAAGTCTTATGAACAAATGATTATAAACCAATGGAAAATCAGCACAGCAAAGGACTTAATGAGAGAAGTTATAGAAGGGGAATTAAATGTAGAACAGCTTCAAACCCTCATTAAAGACCTAAACAAAATAGATGAAGAAGGAGCTTTTGAAGAATTCAATTTAAAGAATGAACTTCAGGAGCTATACGAAGAAATCACTATTGAAACGCCTAAGAAAAGAAGCGGTATTCCTAGCGGTTATGTAGATATTGACAATAAAACAGACGGGTTCCAGCCTTCCGATTTGATTATTGTAGGGGCAAGACCTTCTATGGGGAAAACAGCTTTCATTCTGAACTTGGCTATCAATGCAGCGGCAAAAGCAAATGCCATACCGATCATATTCTCTTTGGAAATGACGAAAAAGAAGCTTTTAAAAAGGATGCAATCTGCTATATCCGAAGTGAACGGGATGAAGCTAAAAAACACTTACCATTATACGAACGATGAAGAAAAAGAAAAGCTTAAAAAGTCATTAAGGATTATAGAGGGGATAAGCCCAACCATTTATGATAAGGCAGGTCAAAAGGTATCTGAAATGAGGGCGAAAATCCGAAAGATAAAACACACTAACCCGGGCAGAGAAATCATTGTGTTTATTGATTACCTTACCAAGATTAAACCTTCCCGTGATTTCAAAGGAAACATGCACCAAGAAATAACAGAAATCAGTCAGGATCTAAAGGATATGGCGAAAGATTTTAATATTCCTGTGGTTTGTCTGGCTCAATTAAATCGAGGTGTAGAACAGCGGCCTGAAAAGCGCCCGATGAAATCAGATTTAAGGGAGTCAGGAAGCATTGAACAGGATGCCGATATTATTATGATGCTCTATAGAGACGAGTATTATAACCCTGAAACAGAATTAAAAAATGTATTAGAAGTAGATATATCTAAAAATCGTGATGGCATAGTAGGCGCAGTGAAACTTCAATATAAGAAGGAAATCAACAAAATTGAAAATCTATACCATTATCATATGCAAAAACAATGAGAGTACAAGATTGCTATAACGGAGCCAAAGAGTACGGATACAATTCACTGGTGCTACTGATTGATTACCTGGTAAACGAGCGAAAAGTCTTGAAGATGACCTCCAACAGCGAAGAACTTCAACATTACTTGAAAGATAAATATGCAAAAGCAATGAATAATTATTTGAGTCAGTATGAAGAGAGGAGAAAATAATGAAGCAATATAAACTTGATTTTTTAAAAGAAAATATTCACCTCTTAGAGATCGACATAGAAAACGGACAAATAAATAATCGTACTTATAACAAAACAAACTTATCAGGGATTACATGATAAGACTTAGAAGAAAAGTATATCCTGTTCATCAAGTTATTGCTGTAGCTGCAGGATTAGAGGTTTTAGACAAACACATTAATCATTTAAACGGAATTAAAACAGATAATAGAATTTCCAATCTTGAAGCGGTTACTGCACAAGAAAATATAAAACACGCTTGGGAAACTGGATTAAGTAAAGCTAATGTTGGCGAAAAAACAGGTTCAACTAACCTAACCGAAGAAAAAGTTAGGGAAATTAGAAAACTTTACTTAACAGGTAGTTACTCACAAGGGAAATTAGGAAAAATGTTCGGTGTTACATCACAATGTATTAATTGGATCGTAAATAGAAAAAGATGGAAACACATTAGTTAACGGGGGTATGTAAATGAGCCAACCTTATCTCTATAAACGAAAAGTAGACTTAATCATTTACCATATCCAAACCAATGAACAGATCCATTTATCAGATAAAAGCAGACACGACATACACAGCAATATGTATCAAGCGGTGACAGAAGAAATCGCAAATGCAATGAAATGGAATGAAAACTGGTATGAAGCGTATTTGGAACTAAAGAAAAGAGATTTTCCGAAGAAATACAATGAAATTAGAATTTGGGTAGCAAAACAGGATGAACCGATTGATCCGGAGGAAATGTTACAACGGATGTTTGAATTAGATGAAGGGAAGTCAATTAGATGAAAAGAACAGCATTAGAAATATCTGACGAATTAGCCATAGGAATAGAAACCTTGCCATTAACAAAAACAGACAGACACCAAAGAATATGTGAAGGACTAAATGAAATCTACAGAAAAAAAAATGAGGATTACGGTGATTCCTTTGGGAAACTGTTTAAAGAATACGGAGAATCTTATGCTGCTGCACATATCGAAGAAAAACTTGTACGGTTTAAACAATTGATGAAGAATCCACCTCAAGTAAAACACGAAAGCAAGATTGATTCATTACTTGATATGGCGAACTATTGCATTTTAACAGTTATTGAATTGGAGGAGAAATAAATGAACATTGAACATTTAAACGCGGTCGGGGAAATTACGGAAATGTTGTATTATGCTGCTAATCCTGGTGAAGAGGGAAATGAATAGTTGACAAAAAAGGTGTCGTAAACAAATAACAAATTGGAGGAATTAAAATGGCAATTAAAGTTAGTGGTTCATTAAAATTAAGAGGTTTTTATCAAGTTGAGTTAGATA